GGTTTATGCAGGAGACTACAGGTGATTTTGATCACATACGAGACGCCGCTCTCACGAGCGATGCGTCGTTGGACGAGTTTTTCAGTCGTCCGTTGAGGATTCAGTCCTATGACTGGGCAGTCGATGGTACATTGTACCAAAGATTTAACCCATGGCAGGACTATTTTGAGAATCCCCGTGTGATCAATCGTATTTCCAATTACAAACTGATGAGAGCAAAACTCCATGTGAAATTCACAATAAATGGAAACGCTTTTCATTATGGTCGAGCAATCTGTTCGTACAATCCGCTTCCAGCGGACGATACGATAACGATTGATAGGGCTTTTCTGGACGCAGACATTGTTTCTGCTAGCCAAAGACCACATGTTTATTTGGACCCCACAAACTCTCAAGGTGGAGAGTTGAAACTGCCGTTTTTCACGTACCATAATGTTTGGGACGTGACTAACATGGATTGGCGGAATATGGGAGAGATGGTTATCCACAGCATGCAGAAGTTGAAGCATGCCAATGGAGCCACTGATACGGTCACCGTAAACGTATTCGCTTGGGCGGAGGATGTGAAGTTTGCCATCCCCACCAATTTCGAACCTGGTGCTATTACGCCCCAAGCAGACGAATACGCAGCCAAGCCGGTTTCACGAATTGCCGGCGCTGTGGCTAATGCCGCAGCATATATGACAGAAGTCCCCTGGATCGGACCATTTGCACGCGCTACGGAGATAGGTGCGGGTGCTATTGGTGCAATTGCCACTCTTTTTGGCTACAGTTCTCCATTGATGTTGGAGTCGAGTCAGTACCGTCCTATAACGGTATCTAACTTGGCTGTGACTAATTTGCCGAATGAAAGTACTAAACTCGCTGTAGATTGTAAGCAGGAGTTAACACTTGATTCGAGAACAGTCGGCCTGGATGGCGAAGATGAATTGACGATCAAGCATATTGCTTCACGGGAGAGCTGGCTTGCCAGCTTTCCTTGGCGTCTGGGGACCAAGCAAGAGGTGTTACTGTGGAACCACGTTGTGGATCCGTGTCTTCACTACAAGCAAGGGAAAGAAATTCACATGCCTGCAGTTTGTTTTGCGGCAGTGCCTTTCAAGTACTGGAGGGGAACTTTGAAATATCGATTTCAGTTTGTATGTTCCAAGTACCATAAAGGTCGAATCAAGATTGTATATGATCCGACCGGTACACCTCCCGATGGTACAGCAGAGTACAACACTGCTTACACCACCATTGTAGACATCAGTGACAACAGCGATTTCGAAATCGCAGTCGGGTGGGGCCAACGAGATCCTTACCGGGAGCATTTTGCTCCTGGAACGGTTCTCCTGCCAACACAGATGTACAACATCAACCCACTCACACTAACCACTCCTACATCCAACATCGGCAATGGAACTTTATCCATGTATGTCGTAAACGAACTCACCGTGCCTAACAGCACCATCGACAATGACATTGAGGTCAACGTCTTTGTAAGTGCTGGTGATGATTTTGAAGTAGCTGTCCCTGATGCTAGCATCATGGAGAAACTTCGATTGAGAACGGCAGAGGCGACTATTGCGCCGCAATCCTTAGAGTTCGAGGTGGAAAAGGAGAACAGACCTCCCATCGAAGAGGTTGAACCCCACGCAGGAGAGTCGGAAGAGACAACCGAGGATTCGCGGCCTGCCAACGTTTCGACGTTGAATCAGGCTGCGGCATCTGTCTCACGGAAGGATGAAACCAATCTGGTATATTTTGGTGAATCCATCCATTCATTCCGACAGCTATTGAAGCGGTACTGCAGACATT